AGAGAATACATATAAAGTATAAATTAAATAAATATTATACATAATTATAATGATATAGTGGAGATGTAGATGGTACATTTTCGAGATATATAAAATAGTACAACAACTTTTTATAATATTTTCGATCTACACTCCAATTAACTTTTTATACGATTTCTTCATGAATATGGAAAGAAATAGTATGCCACGACTATTGCCTCAACAATAGTATTCATGCTTGTTTATCATACGTAGCACACCTCCTTACGTGCAAAAAAATAAATTGTTACCTCACAACATCTACATCTTACTATATCATTTAAAATAAAAAAATAAAATATTCCCTAGAGGTATTAAGCCTCTAGGGAATTTATTTTAATCCATTTGTTTGATCTCGCCTCCTAATTCAAATCCTCCTGCAAATGAATTCAAATTGAGAAACTTCTTAGCTCTATAGATTATGTTCTGCTTCGCTTTCTTCTTTGAAACTGCTATGGTCTCAGCTTTGAATTCTAAGATAACACATCTATTCCACTGATATATTGGACCATGATATGAATATCTATGGCTATCTACAGCTTCATATACTTTTCTAGGTCTTCTGGTTTTGGGAGTCTCATCAATTACTACTTCTTCTACAACTGTCTTATTCTTATCTTCCATTGTATTAATAATACCATTGGAAGTGATTAACTGATAATAGCTGTAGCCATCTTTATCTTTATTTTCCATTATAAATCCTCCTTTTATGCTGTTTCTTTTTCTATATAGTTCTTATATTTAAAATATTCTTCTTTAAGAAGATTGGTAAACTTGTCACTCTTTAAAAGATTGTCAAGAATATCATCTGTACAGTTTCCTTTGAAAGTTAATACAACACCTTCATAGGTATCATTAGGGCCAAAGCAAGTAAGATTAACAAGCCCAGAGCATCTTAAGAATAAAAGAGTCTTATCCTTGCTCTTATTATAGATCAAAGTGCATGGATATGTATAAGGCAATAAGAACTCTGTTATTTTGTGTTCAGGTCTGTATGATATTTCATTTGTATAGATCTTGAGCTGCCTATGAGATACAAAATTCTTTAACCCCCATATATATTTCTCCATAAACTGCTTCTCTGTCATCCTTTTCATGGTTAATTCCTCCTATTCTTGTTTGATCGATTATATGTAATACTTATTACTATTACATAACTATATTATATAATTGAAAATTCTAACTTTTACAAAATTTAATATAGTAAATTTCTACAATTAGCCCAACTTACGTATAATTAGAGATGTTAAAAGTTATTGATAGTACTACATTTTAATAAATATATATAATTTGGAGCTATTATGAATAATAATAGAAAGATAGATGAGGAAGGAAAACTATTAGTAAGTACAGATAGCAGTAAGTTTTTTAAATTATTATTAAATAATAATGATAAAGATATTAAAGAATGGTTAGTATCAAATGGTAATATAAAATCTTATTGCCCAATAAGATTTATATCAGATAAAAATAATATAGAGTAACAATCTATATTATTTATAAGAATTCAAATAAACAAATTTTATTATTTTATTTAAGGAGGAAACTACAATGGCATCAGAACTTCAAGCATTAATTAAGGAAATCAAGGATAATACTAAACAGGTATCAATCAATAAGGTAGATGAAGTCAAGGTAATGACTGCTATGCTTAACGATCCTGAATATAAAGTTGGCATCTATGATAAGAATATTGGTCATATTGGTGATCGTAATCCTCATGAGAATGCTGTTAACTTTGTAGCTCATGTTATTGCTGGTGCTACTCAGCTTGATAGTAAGGATAGTCAGCATCTTGCAGAGAATTATAAGTTCACCAAGAGAGATGCTACTTTCATGATTGAAAATATGAGAGATTTTGTAGATGTTTATGCTAAAACTGGAAGAAAGATGAATCTTGTACAGAATGCAGATTCTGAAGCAAATATTTTTGCTAAGCAGATGCCTGCAGGCAGCAAGTCTATTCCTGATAAGGATAAGCCTGGTCAGACTAAGACTATTAAAACTGCTCCTTATGTAAAGATTGTATCTCAGACTAAGTGTCCTAAATATAAGACTACTAAATAATATATAATAAAAAAATAAAACCCAGAGGAGTAAAATCCTCTGGGTATATTTTTTTTATTTAAAATGTTTATCCCACCATTCTCCAAGAGTAGTGTAATCCATCTTAAACATAGCAAAGATACCAGAAATCCATAAAACAATTCCTGCTACGCACCACATTTTTATATTTTTATCCTGGACTTTAGCAGTCTGTGCTTCAAAGGATTCTTCATCGATCTCTTCTTTCTTATCTAACTTCTTGATCTTATTATATCTATTTACAGATATAAGAGCTAGAATAAGTGATATGATTGCTTCAAAGACAATATATAGAATATATGTCTTCTGAGTTCTCTTGGAACTATAGTCGATCATCTTGATCTTTCTGATAAAATTAAGCATGTTTAAATTCCTCCTTATTATCTATCATAATCATAAATAATTTTACCTTTATTTTCCGGTTCATCCCAGTTTATCCGTATTACCATAACTTCGATCAAATTGCTATTACCATCTATATCCGGTTTAGAGCTTTCATAGTGTTTATTAAATAACCTAAGGATAGGTATTATTAAATCTATAGATTCATGTGTTGATTTTAGGGGTATATGGATAGTATACCCAGACTTCTCAAGATTTAATAATATCTTGTGAATGAAAATTGTATCATATATTCCTATTGGAACATTGAATTTGTAGCAAGTTTTATTTATACTTGCCGTATTTGCTAAGAACTCTTCGAGCTGAGTAGTAACTGTATCTAAGAAATTGTTTATATAATTCTCTGATCCAGTATCTTTGCTAGAACTTATTTTTAACATTTCATTTGCATTTATCATAACTCCATTTCCTTTCTTTTATTTTATAAATGATTATACATACTATCAATATTATAATATATAATTGAAATTTTATACTTCTATTTTTGATAAAATGCACATCATTATAATGATTATAATGGAGGTATACTACAATGCCTAAATATCTTGATAGAGTTGGAGATGCTTTAGTATTTAATCAAGAAGATTCAGAGTTTATTTTTTATGTACCTGAAGTATTCTTTAATGATAATACTAAACAGCCTATAGCAGAAATATCTGGTCAGTTTGTTACAGTAATAGGAATATTATTATATTCTATTATAGATAAGAATGGTAAGGCTAATGGTCCTTATCTATTTAATTTCCCTACAATGATTATGTGTAAGCCTAATAGAATAGAGAAAGTAAAAGATTTAAAAATAAATCACCTTTCTTATGATTCTAATTCTGGTGAAGATAATACTGTAGGTAGCAATGATTATAGATTACTTCACTTTGAAAAAGGTGATGAAGTAATTTCTAATGTAAGAGTTCCCATGTTAATAGATAATGTAGAATTATTCTTTAAGCTTACAATGATAACGGCTAAGATTCCTAATTCTATTCCTTATGATAAGATTTGGGAAGAGTTCTTATTGAATATTAGTTTAAATGGATTCTCTTATAAAACTCATGCACAAATATTAGGTGTATTAGCTTCTGGTATTGCTAGAAATCCTAAAAATATAGCAGAACCTTTTAGATATACTAATATGAGTGATATGCATGCTTATACTCCTATATCTGTAAAGAAACTTCCTAATTATACTTCTCCTTTTACAAGTCTTACTTCAGAAGGATTTGATGAAGGTATAATGAGTGCAGTATTAATGAAAGATAAAGATGAAAAGGATATTCCTTATTCACCTTTGGAAACTGTATTAATGGGATAAAAAATAAATATGTTTATGACATATTTATAATGATACAGTAGAAGATAGTTAGATAAATACAGACTTGGTGAGAGATTATTTTTTGTCTGTAGTTCTATACCTACTTAATAGGTATTACCATGAGGTCTCCATATCCAAAAATATTAACAACCTGGATATGTATACCATCTGGTTTATATGTAATTTGTATCTTATTTACATCTCTATTTCTGAGATAAAATAAGAAGAACGCAAGTTTTCGCAGGAACTTGCATTTACTAAATTGCATATATTTCACCTACCTTTCTTTATAGATTTCTAACTATCTATCTACTGTATCATAATTATAATATATAATTAAAAATATTAAATTTGCTAAAAATAAATATGTCCAAGACATATTTATAATGATATAATGAGATACTGCAGATAGGTGAATTCTATATCATAAAATTCATTCCATAATAATCGTATAGAAATTAATTATTTAATTCATAATATCTGTGAATGAGATACATTAGCTTATCAAGAGGCAAAGATTGATAAGCTTTAACTGGATCAGAATATCCAAAATAGGATAATATTTCTAATACAGTTATCATATTATCACATCCTTTCTATAATGATTAATATAGAAACTGCAGTACTCGTTATATCATATTTATAATATATAATTGAAATTTCTAACTTTGACAAAATATATATCCCTAGTCATTATAGACTAGGGATTTAATATATTATGGTTGTAGAAAGGAGTAGTATATTATGATATATACTGCTATTATAAATTTACGTGATGATATAAATCGAGAATCATTTAGAAAAGCTTTAAAAGATACAGAAGAAAGATATAGTGATTTTGGAGGTATTCCAATTGTATTTGGGAAACCTGTAGATAGTGATATATTATCTGTAGCTGAGGTTAATATTCTTAATATAATTGGATTATGCAAATCTACAGAATGGGATAATGACAATTTTAGAGTTACATTTGAATTAAATAAAAATTATCAATCTCAAATTATATCTGAGATGATAAGAAAAAATGTACCATTTAAACTAAGTCCTAGAATGATAAGAACAAAAGAAAATAATAATTATTTAATAAATAGTATTATTTGTATAGATATCAAAAGTGTATAAAAAATAATCTCCAGCAGGTTGTATACCTGCTGGAGTTTTTTTGTTGTGAGGTATAACCTACTTATTATTTTGAAAGAAATGCAAATACAAGTTGTTTGATCATCATATATTCCTGATCAGTATAGTCTCTTCCGATTAAAAGTTCACCTTCTTTTATATTGGTTTGATTAAATGAATATACACCTTTGCTTACACTCATTCCTTTATTTGTATAAGTATCGAAATCCAATCTGTTATTCAATCTCATAATTTCAAACTCAAAATTGTTTCTTTTACATTTCACAGGAATGATATAAAAATCATTTGTTGCTGGTACTATTGATTCTTTATGCTCGGCAGAGAAACTAGGTATTGAAAAATTAAGATCAGTCATAATATTATGAAGATCTTCCGCACTGGTTATATTAAGACTTCTATTAAGAAGAATTTCTGCTTCCGATATATCGACCTCAATATAATTTATTTTATTCTCTGCACCTAATGTTCTAGGCTTTCTTGCCCAGCAATATGTTTTACCATTCTTCTGTGTTCTGTATATTGCTTTGCAATTATCGAGTATATAATACCACATTGACAATGCGGTAAGATTCTTAATTGTCTTAACCGTAGAGCATTTTGTCATGAAGAGATCAAAGCATAAATCCTTATTAATGAATATACTACGATCTGTATAGAGAACTTGTAACTGATCATAACTATTATTAGGATTTACTCTTTCCGGTGTAATATTACTTCCTTCTTCAAATAAGTCAAACAAAATTGTTAAGAAGATATTGCAGAGCTCACCTTCTTCAATCAGATTATCAGCATATGATTCAATATTTATATCTTCTGTATCGCTGACTTTATTCTCTTCTTCATGAGCTTCCTCATTATTGGGTGACTCATAGACCTTTTCTAGATCTTTTAGAATGATATTATCTGCTTCTTTAAGATCATTATCAAGTATCCAATCCGGAAGAGATACCTTCTTAGGAATATATCCTTTAGGATATGAATAACATACAGCATTCGTAAGAATATCTTCTGCCATCTTCTTCCCAAATCTTGGAAGCTCAGATAACTTCTTTACCGTATAGGTCTCGCCATAGGTATTATACAACTCCTTTAACTGGGAGATAGCAGTAATACCATTTTTCTTGAGAAGATTTATTGCCTTTTTGATTACCATTAAGGCATGATTTTTTTCATCTGTAATCAGATTCTCAAGTTCATCTGCAGAAGTATCTACCATCTTGCCAACTACTATAGTAGCCTTATTAGAATTGGCTCTGGTATTCTTCTTTTTTGATCGCTCCATGGTCATAGGCATTATTCAATTCCTCCTTTTCCTTGTAGTGCTTGTTTAGTCTGTTTCCATCTCAGTTTTTTTATTTGTTTCTTTTTCTCCTTATCAGATAAGTTTGGATTATTCTGAACTACTTCGATCTGTAGTTCTAAATCAGGCTCTATCTGTATAGGATCTTTTCTGAATTGAAACATTTTCACAACCTCCTTTCATTATTATAATATATAATTGAATTAATCTATTATTACAATTATTTATAAGATGTACTCATTATTATAAATTTTAACATATCTATAAAGTCTAGCTTTGTGGGTTTATAGCCCATTTTAAGGCTTGATAAAAATATCATAGATATAAGCTCAAAAAATATACAAGGAGGAAAATATAATGTATCCTGGATCAACATTTAATATCATAGATAATTCAGGAATCAATACCAATACGACACCGGTTACGAATACTTATAGACCGCTGTTTCTCACTGTTGGTTCTTTCGATAAAGGTATCGAAGGATTTAATAGAGTATATGGTGAAGATTTCTACAAGATCTATGGATCTAAGATGTATTTTAGTAAGCATGGCCAGAATGCTATTCAGGCTAAAAAGCTTATTGATGCTGGTGCAGAGCTCTTAATTTACAGAGTTTGTGCTGAAGATGCTACTTTAGCAAACCTCGTCATTATTGCTCATGCTACTTCTGAAGAAGTCCAGAAAGTTGATGCTGATGGCAATCCTATATATCTTGATGCAGATGGAAATGAAATTACCACAGTTACAGATAATCCTGTAATGGTTGGTACTGCTAAAGTTAAGTGGGAAACTGTAAGTATTGCTGGTTGCAAGACTATCGAAGATGTAAAGAATGCAGTAGTTAATATGACTGATGCTGAAAGTGGAACATTCCCTCTTATTATCTTTACTGATAATGGTAGAGGTGCTTCTTCAAAAGCTATCAGACTTGTTCCTGACTATGCTACTTCTCGTGGAATCGGAAGTACTTTCTATAGCGGAGTTGTTTACGAAGGAACTACTCAGGTTGAATCGGAATCTGTTACTGTAAATCCTGGTGTTGTATTTAGCAATAAGGCTTATGCAATTTCTAAGGATTCTTTTGTACAGCTTAATGGAACCATTCTTGATGATGCATATGATGCATATATAGAATTTCTTTCTAATGCTCTTGGCATTGATGCTGCTACACTTGCATCTTATGACATTATTTATGGTTATACTTATAAGGGTGCAGCTATTCCTAACTTCACTATCGATGCTGAAGGTGTAGATCTTAATGCAAACTTTGGTATTGCTCTTGCTGAAGGTGATAATGGTGCATTTGGTGATGCTCCTGTTGGAACTTCTGAATGGACTGAAGCTATTAGAGCCGTATATGCAGGTGAAGTTACTGATGAGATTTATGATGTAGATACTCATCAGATTTGTGCAGTTCTTGATGCAAACTTACCTACTCCTGTAAAGGATGCTATTTCTGATCTTGCTACATTCCGTAAGGATTTCATGTTCTTCAGAGATCTTGGAACTGGTCTTACCAGCTTTGCAGAGATTTATGATGCATATCTCAATATCAATGTAAAGAATAGATATACATCTCCTTTTGCTACTTCTTATGAAGTAAAAGATCCTGTAACTCTTAGAAATATTGAAGTTACTATGACTTATGATCTTACTGAGCCTCTGGTAAATATGTTCCTTACTGGTACTGCATCATCTCCTGAAGCAGGTATTGTTAATGGATTTATTCTTCGTGATGCTATTAAGGGAACCATTAACTTTACTCCTGTAGTAACTCCTAAGGTAGATCAGAAGCAGGCATTCGATGATCTTAGACTCAACTATGCTATTTTCCAGGGTGATCAGTGTGTAGTTCAGACTCAGTATACTTCTCAGGAAGATTATACTGAACTTAGCTTCATTAATAACGTTGTCAATGTTCAGGAAGTTATTAGAGCTATTAGAACTGAGTGCCCTAAGAATAGATTTAAGCTTATCGATGGTTATGATATGACTGAGTATGCTCGTAAGGTTCGCAATGTTATTAATAACTTTGCATCTTCGTTCTATAGCATCAATTTCAATTATACTCAGGATAAGTTAAGAGCTAGCCAGAAGATTTTCTATGCTACACTTGAAGTTGCATTCAATCAGTGGGAGCAGGCTGAAATCTTTGATATCTACGTTCTTAATATCAATGACGTAATAGAATAATGAAAGGAGTGGAATAAGATATGCCTAACACAGGATTTAATGCTACAACTAAATCTCCGGTTAATCCTTATACTATAAGGCCGAAGAATCTTGTTCAGTACACTGCTTTCAATGGTGTTACTGATTTCTCCCAGATCGGACAGTTTACAATGTACGAGAAGGGTTATCAGATGCTTGCAGTTCTCGAGATGCCTAAGTTCATGACTGAACTTGCACAGAGAGATGAATCTGCAGCTCTTCTTGTAAATAACTTCCGTCACATTCTCGAGACTGAGTTTAAGGGTATGGAAGGACTTCCTGATACTATGGGTGATACTGGTATGCAGATCTCTGATGGTATTAATGAACAGAATATGATCGGTAAGGTATCTCGTGATACTTCTGTTACTGTATCATCTTCTTTCTATGAGAAAGTTGGTTCTCCCATCACCAAGTTCTGTGACTATTATCTTACTGGAATCAAAGATCCCATGACTCAGGCTAGAACTTATCATGGTCTTATCAAGTATAATATTCTTGAGCCTAGCTATGAGAATGAAGTTTTCACTATGCTTTATGTAGCTACTGATTCTACTATGCTTAGAATCGAAAAGGCTTGGTTACTTTGCAACTGCCAGCTTACTAAAGCTGATAACTCTATCTATAATGGTAATAGATCAGATATCGGTACCAACACTGAGATCAATCTCGAGTGGACTGCATTCCCTATTACTGGATATGAAGTTGATAAGGCTGCAAAGAGACTGCTTCAGAATCGTACTGGCGTTGAGTACAATTACAATGCTTCTTCGAAGACTGGTAACTTCAACGTTATTAGTGAGACTGATGTACTTAGTCTTGATAGCTATGATCATAAGTATGGTATCTTCGATGAGAACAGTGGTGCTGCTAACCAGACTCTCATTGATCTTGCTAATGAAACTTCTGATAGGAAGTTCCTTCACAATAATTAATTTCTTTAATATAATTGAGAGTGGTGGTAATACACCACTCTCTTTATATTATTTTATTTACAGATTCACACTTATTTAATATATTTATTTTTGAAATCAATATAATCTAACAAGATTATTTTATATAAATTGCTATTCTTATGATAAATTATTAGATTACAGCTATATGGATAAGAAATTTGATAAAAATACGATTATAGAAATTAGAGATGTTGTATTTGAATCTAATTACATATAGTTAGAAGGAGGTATTTCAAATGCCTATATTTAATACAGCTTCATATATTACTGAAGCATCTTCTGATAAAGATGATAAGCTGCCAGGATATAGAAAAATTGATAAGAAGTTGGATCTATTAGATCAGAAGGTTAATAGTTTATATAAAGATATTTATATATCTAGACCTGATAATAGAGTAGATTTAGATAACGTTATCGATAGAATAGATAATACTATTGATAAGCTTAATAAAAATAATATAAATGCTTCTAGTATGTCAGAATTGATTAGACGTGCTAATGTCAATAATGACATGACTAATACTAAGAAGATGATGGATTCAGTTACATCTCTATTTCAGGATGAGAATCTCATCAATTCATTATTTATGAATTCTACAATTCATAATTTTATTAAAGCTAGAAACAATCAGTATGATTTAATTTGTAGATATCTTCCTAGACTTATAGATGCATTGGAAATTAAAAGAGATTTAGTATTATCAGCTGATAATTTCTCTAAGAATTTCATTAATCCTAAATCTGTAAAGTCTAGTAAATTAGAATCAGATATATTTATTTCTAATTGCAAGAAGATAGAAGAAGAATATGATTTTTCTAATTTCATTATAAAAACATATATGAATGTCTCCAAATATGGAGAAGATTTCATTTATATAGTTCCTTATAATATAGCATTTGAAAGACTATTAAAAAGAGCACAGTATAGACAAGCTAATCCTAGATTAGGACAGTTTAGTTTCTATGAATCAGCTAAAGGAAAGATTCAGTCTAATAGACCTATTCAGACAATAGTAGAAAGCGGTTATACTAAATCGTCTGAATTTAAAGCTCTTATTGAAAGTGCTAGTAATCTTGGAATCGATACATCTGATTTTAATAATGATTTTGGTGGATTCAAAGTAAATCTTCATTTCAATGAAACTGGTATTATATCTGAAGCTGTAAATGAAAGAGCAGTATTAACCAAAGAGCAGTTAAAATATATGCAGACTTCTATGGCATATATGCATGAAAATTCTATCGATGAATCTGAAAAATCTCTTCATCATACATTTGATAAACTTAAGCATGCTAATGATGGTTTATCTGCTACTATATCTGATGGATTGATTACTCCTAATTTTGCTGATAAAGATCCTAATAAGATAGATGATAACTTTATAGGAGCTGTTGTAGAGAGAATTAAACCTGAGAATATTGTTCCTGTATACATTGGAAAGAAATGTGTTGGTTATTACTATCTTGAATTTGCTGAAGATATTTCTGCTTGTGGATTTTGCGGTGGTCAGCATTCTCAGATGCCTGGTATGCCTTCTGGTTCTCAATTAGGTTATAAGATGTCTGAGGATCAGCAGGAACTTGCAATAAGATTTATATCTGCAAAGATTTCAGCTGCTATTGATACCAAGTTTATTAATGCTAATAAAGACCTTAAAGAAGAGATCTATGCTGTATTAAGATATAACGAACAGTTTGATGTATCTAGATCTAATGATATTGGAGTTACATTTATTCCTGCAGAAGATATCATTCATTGTTATTCTGAATTAGATGAGGATACTCATAGAGGTATCTCTGATCTCCAGAGAGCATTAATTCCTGCTATGCTTTATATTTTACTTTATCTTACTGATATTATTGGTAAGATTACTAGATCTACTGATAAGAGAGTATATTATGTAAAGCAGAA